GGCGTAGGCAATCTTCCTGAAGTAAAAGCCCCCCACACTCGCCCTCACGTCATCCTTCCAGTGGGTAGCGCCAAAGAGCCAGCCCCTCAGGCTACAAGGGAGGTTGGGAAGAAAAAAGTGCAGGGGGCCGATGGCAAAACGAAATGGAGAGAGATGAGAGCTGGAATGATTTTAGCCCCTGACGGAGCCCCTACGTCGAGTCGGAATCCGAGCGGAAAGTAAAGTAAAGACTCAAGAGCGGCAATCTAAGCTGTATGGAAAGCAGATATCTGATTTATGGGTTAGTTGACCCCATTACTCATGAGGTTCGATATATAGGGAAATCGTGCAAAGGGCTGAGGCGCCCCCGTCAGCACTGTCAACCCTATTATTTAACCAAAGAAGGGGCCACGTACAAATCAAAATGGATACGAGGACTTCTCGCAAAGGGACTTAAGCCCCAAATTGTCGTGATCCAAAAATTTACGGGATCCGAGTACCTTTGCGAGGCGGAAGTGTATTGGATTAGGTATTTTCGAGGTGTCGGGAGTCCGTTGACTAATCTGACCGATGGTGGTGATGGTACTGTAGGTTACAGACATTCTACCGAGACCCGAGTAAGGTGCGGGGCCTCTAACGTAGGAAGGCTCCTTTCTGACGAAACAAAGAGCAAAATAAGCGACGCTTTACAAAAAGAGAATCACCCCCTCTGGGGGAAGCACCATACGGACGCTGCAAAACTGAAAATCAGTTCGACTAGAAAAAAGCAGGAACTTGAGTGGGCTTTAAATGGAGAGCGGTGTTCGGGGCGTCGGGCTCAACAGATCGCAGACCAGAATGGTGTAGTGTACCCAAGTATTCGGGGAGCTGCCCGTACCTTAGGAATTCCGTACGGCTCTATCCATCATGTATTACACGGAAGAGTGAAGCAAGTCGGCGGCTATATCTTTAGGTACCTGAGGTAAGCTCGCGGAACCCGACAGGGAAGTAACGGAGCCAAAATGTTTCGTGTAGCAAAGCAGTCGCCAATAGCCCTCCACCTCCCCGCTTCCACGCCGGGCGTCGTATGTCGGTCGCCGCTCGGCGATGCTGCCGTCACGTGCGTGCGCCACTCGCCCGGTCTGTACATCGACGCGGACGGGGTGCTCCAGACCGCGCTGGCCCACCAACCGAGGGTCGGCACGGACGGGCTGATGATTGAGCCGCAGCGGAAGAACAACGTGTTGAAGTCTTCGGCATGGAGCACCCTGTACAAGGTTGCTGCGTCCGCCTCGGTCGGCCCGTGGGGAGTGCCAGCAACGCGCCTGACCGATAACGATGGGGCTACCCTCAAGTATCGTTTCGCAGGCTCAACGACCTACGCAGACGTCGGTGCTCATACTTTCAGTATATTTGCGCGTGCCGCTGGAGGCGGGATAGACGGCGTGCGTATCTCTAAGTCCGCGTTCGGCGGCGCGAGTTACGCGGAATTTGACCTCGCAAATGGCACGCTCGGCCAGACAGACTCCGTGTCAGGCATAGAGCCGGTGGCCGGTCACCCTGGTTGGCATAGGTGCTGGGCGGTGTTTGCGTCCGGCGGCACGGTCTACGTAAATCCACTGAAGGGAATGGCCTTCGAGTGGAGCGGCACGTACACGGAAGCTCTCGACGTGTGCATGCAGCAGGTCGAGGGCGGTACGTTCCCGACGTCCCCGATTCACACAGCGGGCGCCTCCATTTGGCGATTTGCCGACACTTTGACCGTCGCGAACCCGCTCTCTGACGGGTCGCAGTGGGCCATCAGTGTCGATGCAAAAGTGTCTGGAGCGTGGTCTGCTAGCATCCGATTCCTGGTTCACATTGGGACTCATGGGCAGCCAAGCCAGATTCGTATCTACGCCTCGACCGACGGGCGCATATACCTCCAGACGTACGATGACTCAACGGTCGAGAAGACCATCGGCTGGACTCACGGCTACGCGGACTGCTCATCTCACCACCTCGTCTTCGCCTGCGACGATGGAGTCCTGTCCATGTACTCGGATGGTGTGCGCGTCGTACCAGACTACACGGTGGGCGCAGGGACAGGGGTTCTCACGATGCCGAGCAGTCTGCGACTCGGAGCGGCGACGGGATTGACCGATTGTGAATTCGGCGGCTCCATCCGCAACTTCCGCGTCGCCCGCACCGCCGACCTTGCGAGGGCCGGACTATAAAGCCCTTCAGATATGCGAACGGAAGCTAATGCTACTGATCAACCTAGACCTCGGGGAACTTAATGACCTCCTCCTGACCCTCGAGCCACAAGCTAAAGCTGCCATGAAGCAATGGGGGCAGAAGCTTGTGGCCAATACCAGGGCGCATATCGTTGAGGAGGCCCACAAGAAGCTCCGTAGTCGTAGGGCGATGTTCGTCAAGCACCTCACCCACAAGCAGATCAGTGAAGACACTTTTGTAGTCAGCTTGGCCGCCCAGTATCGTTGGATCGACGACGGCATGCTCCCACACAACATGATCGAAGATCTGCTCAAGAGTAAGTCTGCCAAGATGGCGGCAAACGGTTCTAAATACGTCGTTGTACCATTCGAGCACGGCCCTCAGGGGCCGGCGGAAATGACTCCGGCAGAAGCTACTCTCTTGAATACTATCAAATCTGAACTCAGGAAACAAACGAACAAGTTCACTGGAAAAAAAGGCATACCCTACGCCAAGCTCGAGACAGACGCAAGCGGCGCTCCGCGTCTGGGGTTGTTGCATAGTTTCGATATCAATAGCGCGCCCACCAAGACCATCGGGCCGTGGGGAGGGTGGGGCCAGGGCAAGGGGGCGGTTGGAAGCCCCATGGTGGGCCCCACGGGGATACCGTTACTGCAAGGCGTGTCGATCTACCAGAAGGAGATGGAGGACGCTACTACTGGCAAGAAGAAGATCAAAAGGGCTATTTTAACTTTTCGAGTCGCATCCTCGAAGCATCAAGGCCAGGGTCGATGGGAACACCCGGGTCTCGAGAAGAAGAACCTCATGGAAGAGGGTGCGGAGTGGGCCAAAAACGAGTGGGAGAAGAACATAGCCCCAGCGTTGGTCGAGGAGCTAATCTCAAACCTGTAACTATCGTGCAGCGCTAGTTTCAGATTTGTTACTAGTTCTTTTCAACTCGAGCAATTCAAGCTCCAGTTCTTCCTTTTCAGCCTCCAGCTCCCTGACTTTGTCGGATAGCTCTGCTAGCATTTCCCTAAGCCTATCGGCCATTTCGGTAGCTGTCCCGTCCATGTTACCCTCACTGCTGTTGCCCTTTGAGCAACCCAGCTACAGTGGCGATGATGTCCATCAGATCAGCGCCAGAACACTTGTCATCTGGGTGTTCTGCATCAAATTCCTTGGCTAGCTCGCCGAGGGCTTGGATGATCAGAATGGCGCTATCTCGGATGAAATCTGGTCGATAGCCGACTGCTTCGCGTCCCTCTTGTAGAGCTTCGTGCATCTCTTTTCGTAGGCGGGCTCCGCGCTCCATTCTGGTCTCGTGTTCTCGAGCCAGGGCGATAAAGACTTTCTTTGCGAATTCGATGTTGTCCATGTTGTCCTCCACCCAAATAGATTCCCGCCACAATCTTTGGCGAGGAGGACAAAACGTGTCCAAGAAAGCCCCGGAAACAGAGTTGCCTCTTTCATATGGCGACAGGCTCCGTATGGACAAAGCTACCGCCCCAGTGGACCCGTGGAAAACGCGGGCTCTCGAAGCAGAAGCCAAAGCTGCGTTCCTGGAAGCCCAGCTCCTTACACTGAAAAGGCAGATGTTACTCAAAGAGATAGACCCCGAGGGCAAGTTGGCGGCGTTGGAGGCTGACATCCAGAGGGCGATGAACACAGCTCACGAGCTGGCCAAGCAGGCTAAGGTAGGGGACTAATGGAATCCGAGGCTCGTGGTATCTTTCAGTCTGACGTCATCATCCGTAGTGCGATCATGGCAGCTATTCGAGATTTGCGCCTGAACCCTTGGCTGCTCGACTACGTATTCGCCTCTCTTCTAAATGACCCTTTAATCCGGGAACTGATCAAGTCAGACTTCCCAGAGAAAGAGATCGAGCAGGCCCGACGTTGGTTTCTTGGCAATGAGATTGTAGTATTCATGTCTCATGCCATTGTGGAGCCCAAATTCCCATGCGTCACGATCTCCCTCGTGGAATCCAGTGAGCAAGAAGCCACCCTCGCCGACGTCCACTACGTCCCCAAGCAAGACAACGATAGTAAGTGGCCGGCTTTAACCATTCAGTTCACTCCAGTGAGCTACAACGCCCTGACTGGAGTTGTTACAATCCCCGATGCTATAGCGGACTCTCTTGTAATTGCAGCTGGAATGATGCTGGTGGACAGTTCTGGTCGAGCCCATGAGATCATTGAAATGGACAGCCGAACCCAATTCAAGATCGCCCCAGGGACCGTTGCGAACTTCACCGGGGCTGTGCTTAAGGGGCGCCGGCCGGCATATATCACCACTTTCGAATCGGTAAAAATGCAAGAGACCTACTCCCTCGGGTGCCACGTCCAAAGCGAGGGGGTCCACTTGACCTACCTGCATAGTGTCATTGTGTTTTGCTTGCTCAGATACAAGGAGACATTGTTGGAGGGGCGTGGGTTTGAGCGGGCCAAAATATCCAGCAGTGACTTTATGCGTAACGGCGCTTTCGAGCAAGAGAATGTGTTCAGTCGACACATCCAGGTGACCGGGTATGTGACACAGACTTGGCCCAAACAGACCCAGCCCAAGATCACCTCAACACTGGTTTCACCGTTGGTAGTTAGTGTCAACTCATCTTCGGGCTCAGCTCTAGAGCCGGATCCAAATAGTGACGAATCTTGGCTCGAGCAAGACTCTTTAACTGCCCGACTGAGGTAATCTTTCTGCCATGACCAACCCAGCTCACACGATGTCACAGCAGGTGACCGCCCCCAGCGATGGAGGTGAGGCTCCTGCTTCTCCTGCCCCTGCTCATCCGTTGTTTTCCGGGAAGACCACAGTAGGCATGATCTCTGCAGAGAATCCTAGATTCCAATCAGAGATACAGGGCGGACATGAAGCCCTTGGTGATCTCCTCCGGAGCCTTGGTCTCAAGCACCAAGAAACGCAAGGTCGTTACGGCTCCCCTGAGCGCAGCTATCTCGTCTATGGGCCTAGTCGAGAACAGATGTTTGATCTGGGTCGGCGTTTTGGGCAAGAAGCCGTCGTCTTTAGTCAGGGCGGACGGCATGAGATGTTATATTCAAATGGCCCAAAGGCTGGGAGATTCCATCCGTCTACTGGTCACGAGCTTTTTGACGAGGCGCCCTCCGACTACTTCACCTGGATGCCCGATATGGGGAAGTATCTACGTCTTGCCTTTGATTGGGACTCAGTCCATCCAGCCCCTCTACAGGAGCCTTACGCTAGTGCCGCTCTGAAGATGAGAGCACAAGGGGAGCCACAAGAGCAGCCCACCGTAGAAAAGACAGAGGCACAAAAGATGCTTCTGTCTTTGCGCAAATACCTCGGCGGACAGCCCCTCACGGTTTCTGGTAGTCCCCACCCCCACGCTTACCCATGGCATAATGGTATTACCCGCCAGAACATGCCTACTGTAGGGCATGGGGTGCTTATCCATAAAGCGCAGCAGCCAGAAGATACTGCCCCCATTCCGGAGCCGGTTCAGTCTGGTGCCTTCAATAAGGTGGCAGTGCCCTTTGGCTCGCTTTCTAGTGGCCACACCCAACTCAGTCACTACCCCCTCTTAGGCAAGGGGGAGCAAGTCGATCAGCTTGTCCGCGATCATGGGTTCCAGCTGGCGAACGTAGGCGGGCGTTATGGTCGTCCGGACCATGCAGTCAGGAATTACGATACCAAACACCTTCCAGTACACGACACGAGTCACCCTGACGCTGCCGTTCAAGAGTACACTGCAGCATGGCGGAAGAGCCATGAACTGGCCCACGCTTTAACTCACGCAGAAGTTAACCAAAAATACGGAGAAGGGCGTCGTGTAGGAAAGTTGGGTAAGCATCTGACCACTAGGGAGGCTCTTCGAGCTGTCCACTGGGAGTGGCTTGCGGCCCATAGGCAAAGGGGGCTGTTGGAGTCCATTGGGGTTACGATCCCTGATCACGTCTTCAACCGAGAATTAAACACTTTGATGCACGACGCTGTCCATCGTGTAGTTAGCGGAGAACATACAGACCCGAGTGGGGCCGGTTTTCAGCCCCATGCACATGAAGTGCCAGTCGAAACCGCACTCGGCGTAGTGAGGGAACAGGCACACAATCTTGGATTGCAGGGGATGAATGATCTCCTGAAAAAGAGCGAAGGAGCAGCCGTGGCTGACGATAGGGAGATTACAGTTGCTGATCTGAAGAAGGCCTTGAATGAAGCCGCCGAACGGCTCAAGGCTCGGGTCCGTGAATACGAGCAAAGCCTTGTCGAGCTGCGCAAGCGCGAGCTAGCTAAGGCTGAACGTTGTAAGACGGAGTGCGAAGGGGTGCTTCCCGGGGACAAACCATCGGAGAAGATCGACGCTCCTGGTTCAGGTGGCCAGAAAAAGAAGGGGCGAATCCCCAGTGGCCGCAAGCTAGCCAAGGCCCTGCCCCGTATCGGCGGCAAGGACATGGCTTCACAGCAAATGACTGGCGACGCTTTCAAGGCGCATGCAGCTAAGACTGCTGGCCCGACAGCTCCCCCGACCAAGATGCCATCACCAGCTGAACACGCCAATCGGGCGAACGACCTCGCTTCGTTCATGCCTCCAGGTAAGTTCTCTGCTCCAGCAGCTAAGCCTCAGCTGCCCAAACTACCGTCTAAGCCTGGAGAAATGGCGAAGCCGCCTGCTGGCGTAGGCCACCTTAATGCACCTTCCAAGATCGGTGGTGCCCCCAAGCTGCCAGCTGCCGCTGCCGCTCCAGGAGCCCCGGCTCCAGCCCCGGCAGCGCCCTCCACCCCAAAGGCTCCAGGTCCGATGAAGCCGCCTGTCGCACCAAAGGCAGGTGCTCCAGCTCAGAAGAGTGAAGAGCAGACGGATGACCTAACAAAAAACGAAACTGAAATCGGCTCTACCGTGGCTGCGATCAGGGAGCGCGCCAAAAAGTAAGCCATATTCCAAACCTAATCTTTTCCCTGAACTTAAGGAGATCTTCAAATGGCGCAGCAATTCGTCACGGACAGCGGCACCCTAATCATTCCAAGCGCAAAGGCGTCTTGGCGGGTGGCTACAGAAAGCGCTGGACTATCCACTTCTGGCGTGATCATGCTTGTAGGTGAAGCAGAATCTGGACCTTCGTTCGACCTCGAAGACAAGTTGAGCGACAATGCTTTCGGTCCTGATCAGGCTGGAGCGGTGAGGGCAAAGTACACTTCCGGCCCACTAGTTGACGCCTTTGCGGTCGCAGCAGCTGCAGCGAATGACCCTGCAATTGTTGGCGCCCCTTCGCGCATCGTCTGCGTAAAGACCAACCGTGGCGCTCGAGCTACTGCAACACTCCAGAAGCACGACGGTAGCGACTACCACATCCTAGCAGACAAGTCCTATGGTAAAACCGGCAACCTGATCTACTTCCAGGTTGAGAATAAGGTTGCTGAAGTTCCGCCAACCACGTCCAGCTTCACCTGGATCCCCAACGTGGGCACGGTGGACTTCACCTTCCATGTGAATGGCGGAGAAGCGCAGAGTCTCCGTCTCAGCGCAGACACCTCCCCTTCTGCACTAGTTGCGGCGGTCAATGGTCTTGTAGCTGATCTAGCCAGCGGTGGTGCTGAAAAGGTAGTTCTTCCGGCCACTGGAGGCGGGAAGACTTTGGCGATGACTGTCAACGGATATGTGGCCACGATCAATATCGCTGGAGCCACCTACGCCCTGACATTGACCGCCGGGGACACTCTCGTCATTCCCTCCGGTTCGATCCTAGCTGGAGCTGCGGACGCCAACGTTGGAGCTTACGTTGTAACCAGTGCCACTACTGGAAGCATCGTCTGCACCAAGCTCTCAGACGCCGGCAAGGGCGGGGCTACTCCGGGAACGATCACGGCACCTGCAGCTGTCATCGCGGCAGAATATGCAGTGGGCTCAATCCTGGCCTACGCACCGGTCTCTATGACTGTCAGCAGCACTATCCTCCCCGGTGTCGGTAAGTCTCTTGAGATCGCACAGTTGGATACCGGGACTGACCTGATTGAGCGTTGCCTGTTCACGCTCAATACGACTCCAGTCAGCTGGCTTTCCAAGACCGGCGCCGCCAAGGTGCTACTAAGCGCAGCTGAGCATGCAGCTAAGATCACTATCACCCGTCAAAGTGATGGTGTGCAAGAAGAACTCTCGGCAGGTGGTGAAATCGCCCTCAAGTTGAGCTACCAAGGGTCCACTGCCCAGGCTGTGATCAATGATACTACCATGACGATCACGGTCACTGGTGGTACCGGAACCTCCATCGGCGCACTCACCTTGTCTGACTTCCCGACGCTTGCCGATCTGGCGGCCTTCATCAATAGCAAAACCGGATACAAGTGCGCGGTTGGCAGTGGTATTCTTGGCCAACTCTCGCCTGTGTATCTTGATGACGGCACCTTCACCTTTGCTTCGACCTTTGGCGAGTACACCGGTCGGCTCAAGGTAGATGGTTACAAGTTCTTCAAGAAGATCAGTGACGAGTCTGTCTTGGTCCGTCTCCAGAACTCCAGCGGGACAGTGGAGCAAGCCGCAGCAGGCCTCCCTGCAGTTCAAGCAATCACCTTCCTTTCTGGCGGAACCAAGGGTGCCACCACGCAGGCCAATGTGGTTGCAGCAATCGACGCCCTCGAGAAGGTACAAGGGAACTTCCTAGTCCCCCTCTTCTCTCGAGATGCTGCCGAAGATATCGTAGATGGTTTGACTGACTCTGGGTCTACCTACACGATTGATGCGATTAACGCATACTGCCGAACTCACGTTCTGCGTATGAGCACCTTGAAGAAGCAGCGTAACCGTCAGGCTTTCATTTCGAAGCGGGCTACTTTCGCCGCCCAGAAGGAAGCCGCAGCCAACATCGCCAGCTTCCGCTGCTCGATGACCTTCCAGGATTGCAAGAATCTCGACAGCACTGGGAACATCAAACAGTTCCAGCCCTGGATGCACGCTGTAGTCGCAGCAGGGATGCAGGCGGCTGCTTTCTACAAGGCCATCGTCAACAAGGTAGCAAACATCAGTGGCGCCGTCCACCACCTGAAGGAATTTGACGATCAAGACGACACCAACGTCGAAGACGCCCTTCTCGCGGGCCTGCTCCCAATCCGCCGCCTCGAGTCTGGAGGCTGGGCTTGGGTCAGCGATCAGACCACCTACGGTAAGGACAGTAACTTCGTCTTCAACTCGATCCAGGCCTGCTACGTGGCCGACCTGATCGCGTTGACCACTTCCCAGAAGATGGAGCGGGCCTTCGTCGGACAGTCGGTCGCAGATGTCTCGGCTCCAGTGGCCTTGTCATTCTTGGAAGCAGTTTTGCTCGACTTCCTCCGCCTCAAGTTGATCGCTCCGTCTGAAGATGCACCTCGTGGATACCGGAATGTGAGCATCCGGATCAGCGGTACATCCATGGTGGTGAGTCTTGAGGTCAAGCTGGCTGGGGCGATATATTTTATCCCAATCTCGTTTTTAGTGAGCCAAGTACAGCAATCGGCGTAATTGCTCGCAACCATAAGGTAAAAGGAGTATAAAATGACAGCTTCAAAGACAATGTCCGGTGCGCGAGCCAAATTCGCAATCGTCGATCCCGCAACGGGCGAGGCCACTGTGATGGGTATCTTCTCCCAAGTCTCCTGGGGGGTCGTGTACGATGCCCAGCCAGTATTCATCCTTGGTCGTTATGGACCTGCCGAGATTGAGTATACCGCCCAAGAGGCTGTTCAGGTTACCGCCACTGGATGGCGTGTAATCAAGCACGGCCCTCACGCTGAGGCCAAGGTACCCAAGCTACAAGATCTCCTCCGCCACGAGTACATCACTTTGACAATCATCGACCGTCAAAGCAATGAACGTCCGATGACTCTTCACAAAGTTCGTCCAACTGGATATAGCACCAGCATCAATGCTCGCGGCCTGGAAGAGATCACTGTGAACTTCATGGGCATCGTAGCAGACGACGAGAGCACTGTCAACGAAGAAGACCCTTCGGCAGCCAACCTGCCATAAGCAGCTTTTGGAGACTGCAGTATGACCCCGGAGGGATCCCTCCGGGGTTTTCTTTTGCTATGAGTACAGCAAGGAGACTGCCATGTCAAGTTGGGAGATGAGAGTCAAAGAGATGAATTTGATGAAGGTTTCTCAGCTCACCTTTGCTGCAGAGGAGCTAGGCGAAGAAGCTCCTGAAGAGATCGCTGTCCCCGCGCTATTACCACTCCTCGAGCACAAGAGTCCTGTGGTTCGTGAAGGGGCAATATACGGTCTGGCTCATCACCTGTCAAATGAAAAAGTCAAGACGAAGCTCGATGAGCTTGCTCAAAAAGACACTAGCCCCGGTGTTCGTGAGGCTGCTTCCGATGTGCTAAACACATGAATCCATTTGCAAAAGCAGTACAGGCCAAGAGGAAGCTCAAAGAACTCTACCCCGAGCTTGAGGTGACCATTAGCCTTGGGCCAAACGGTTTACGTCTCGAGGTCGAGTATTCTGGCAAGATTCCGGACGATCTGCCGGAAGAGATCGATGAAATAAAGGTGTGTCTCACATGAAGCCTCACAATTGGCAAATCGAATACGTCGATGGTGGCTCTGTTGGTGGCAATTTTTGGATCTGCTATGAATGCGGAGCAAGTGGAGGCCCTGTTGGCTGGCCTCCTAAGGGGCCTGATGGCAAGCCTGTAGGAGGGATCCGCCGTCCGTTCTTTGCTGACGGTATTCATGCCTACGAGCGGCTACCAGATGACTGCGATGCGGCAAGGCAGCGGATCTCAGAGATGAGAAGCGAAGAGCTGTGAAGCTCTGACGACACTAAGTAGAGGAGAAACCCACACATGAAGACTGAGCTTTCCAAACACCCTATTGCCCATCTTGTGTACCTAGCTAAGGTACGCCCGATCCTGTCCTTCTTCGTAAATGTCTATGAGCGGTCTGATGAAGAGGCGTATAACTGCGCAGAAAACAGGAAGGAAATCATTGCAGTGCCCCCTGAGGGGCTGACCACCGCCATTCCCCAGATCATCGACAGGGTGGCCAAGTACAACTGGGATGTTGTGATCTCTTCCAGGGTGGTGATGAAAGACGGTGAGATCAAGCACATCCCGATGATCGATTTTGCCATCGAGGTCGACAAGGTCCCCCTTGAATGGTGGTCTAACAGCGACACTAAGTTTTGGCGTGCTTTCAGCAGCTTGGGATACGCCCTTAGGGATTTTGCAATCTACGCGAGCGGTAGGAGCTACCACGCCTACGGGGGCTTTCTCATGCCCGAGAAGGAGTGGGTGGAGTTCATGTGCAGGCTTGCGACCATGCCCGGACTTGATTCTTCTTCAAAAGACAGTTACATCGTAGACGCCCGATGGGTCGGATTTCGTCTGCTTTATGGCTACGGCGCCTTGCGGTTGAGTGCCAACGATAAGCACTACCTCCAGGAGCCGCAGCTAGTGCACGGTTCGTGGCTGGAAGATCAAGAAAGGCTTCTGCTATAGTAGAGACAAAACTGGGGCGTCGGAGCCCGATGGGAGGCCGACACTGTAGGAATACGAAGGGTTGGGGTTGCTCCTACACTGATTTGTCCGTTGTTCTATTAAGGAACGACAGCAGGGCAAACGCTAGCGCTAGTAGTTGGCTGATGGCTGAGGTTAGCGGGCACCGTCCGTGTGATGGCACGGAAATAGGATGCCGCCCTGGAAATCGTTCGCCACTGCAGGGGAAACCGGCGACCGTGACGACGGCACCGGGATCAACGGACGCTATACCAGCTCCTACCGATAGAGGAGCCTGAACGGAAGTACTATCGGCCGTCGTAGCGGGTCTACGCACGTCAGAAGTTCAGAGATGGGGTGTACTGAGGTCCTAAAAGCTCTTTGGTGCATTTTGTTCTGGACTGTGTCAATGGGAAGTCCCGGCGGGAGCTGACCTCGCCGGTTTGCCTGGGTGGTGGAACGGCAGACACGACGGACTCAAAATCCGTAGCCGAAAGGCGTGAGGGTTCGAATCCCTCCCCAGGTACTGAGGTGTCGTCTAACGGAAGGACATTGGACTCTGAATCCAGTCATCGGGGTTCGAATCCCTGCACCTCAATTCAAGGAAATAAAAGGGAGCTGACCAATGAGCGATATCAAGCACACGCCGGGGCCGTGGCGGGCAGAGCGGCATGGTTCGATCATGGCGACAGTCGACGGAGCACGCCGACAGGTCGCACTTGCGACTGGCGATCCTAGCCCGGTGTCAGAGCCCGACTCGGCGGTGGCGATACGCGACGCAAACGCCCTGCTCATCGCGGCGGCCCCGGACCTGCTCGAGGTGTGCCGAGTGGCACTTGAGACGCTGAAGCTTCACGATGACGATTGCGGTGGGTATTTCGGCCCCGCCATCAAACAACTCGAGACTGTCATCCAACAGGCAGAAGGAAAGCGGTGATATAATGGAACAGCTTTCCTTGCCGTTGTCAACCCTCAGGAAGCCCAAGCTGATTGACCACCCTCTATGGCCATTCCTGAAGCCGCTGGTCAAGAACTATGCCGCAGGGCAAAATCGCTTCGAAATCAATAGAGAGCTTGCGAAGTGCATCATTCCTCTGAAGGACATCCAGGTCCCCTGTGCTCACTGTGGGAAGATGATTCACCCGATTCGACGTCGACAAGCTGCCTCCACTCGAGCTAACACGGGAGAGTGGTTCGTAGCGTTGACTTGCCCGCTCTCTGAGAACCTGGGTTGCGCTCGAGGCAAGAAGGCCCGAGAGGCATGCAAGGAACTGGCGGAGGCTCTGGTCGATCCGCTATCTAAAGAGTGAGGTTGCCGAATGGACACTTTCGATTGGGTGCTTTTCTGGGTGGTAGCGGTCTCGCTGTTGGCTTTGGCATTCCTCTTCTTCTTCCTGTGAGGATATCATGAACAAAGACAATGGAGTAGAGATTGCAATCTGCTGGGCATTGACCATCTTCGGGAGTGTCGCCTTGACTGCGGCTGTGGTAGCTGGTCTCGTTAGCTGCTTCCGGTGAGTGAAAAGGAAAAATAAATGCGCAAGTACTTGAAAATTGAAGTTGCAGAGGTGTTTGGGAAGAAGGTCTTTCGGATTGCAGAGCAGACACATCGAGAAGACCTCTTTGGTATGCGTGATTCTTTGTGCCCGAGCGCCGCGAAATCGTCAGGAACGCACGACTTTGTCGCCAGCAACGGCTTTCGTCTTGTGTCTTGTACCAACCCAAGCGCTTACGACCAAGGTTTGTACGTTCGCGGGCATGACGAAAAAATGGATGACGAAGTTCTGTTCGCCCCGAGTGATGCATGGCTCGACGAGTTGCGTGTCGCTGTCCGCGAGTACAACACCGAGTTCTCTGGCAAAAAGAAGTCCAAGAAGTCGATTGAAGTGATCGACTGAGAAAACGTACGGCGGTAGCTCAACGGTACAGCACCGGTCCCCAAAACCGACATATGTAGGTTCGAATCCTACCCGCCGTGTCAAGGAGGAAACAGAACAGTAACGGGGCTGAATAGGTTTCGACGTGGAAGAGTGAAATCGAGTGCGAGCCGTGGTTGGTCAGCGGGCCACGCAAAAAGCAGACCAAAACTAAGCGCCACGCAAGCGGCTGCTGCAGCCTAAGTGCTGCCGTCCAGTCAGTGACTCCCGATAACTGAATCTGGGCGTCAAGATCGGGAACGCAACAGCCCAGGCCCTGATGGGCTGCCGAGAAGGGAACCTGGGGTAGACACAGGCAGTGTAGCGCCCGGCCACTGGGTAGTGTGGACACGCTCGTAGTGCTTGACGTAACAAATTCACGGACGTCGGTTCGATTTCCGACCAGCTCCAATTTTTGGAGGACTATGCTCATAAAGTGTCAATGGTGTTCGAAGGAGGTAGATAAACCCAACGGAGAAGTGGTACGCTCAACCAAATTGCAGCGCCCTCTTTACTGTTCGCTGTCTTGTGCTGCTAAGGCAAGGAACGCTCCGAGCAAGAAACCAAGTTGTACGCGGATATCGCTGAGCACCTAACGAAAGCGTCTCCGCTGAGTCGCCTAGCCGACCTTGAAGTGACCTTCCACAAGGGCGACAAGGAATGGAGTTTCCCTCTCCTGAGTGCTCTAGATGCCTTGGTTAACAACCGGACGTCGGATGAAAGAGGGAACTGGAGCAAGGCTAACAGAGCTACACTCAGGGGTACTTGCAAGGAGTGTGGATGGCCGGTCGGGCTGCATGATGGGCAAATCGATTCGGTGTTTGTCGATGGGGTAGGGGACGTCCCACACGAGCAGATGATAAATCCAGCTCAAAACAAGTAGGAAAACATGGTCATCTCCCTCGAGACTCTTAAGCGCAAGGCCCAGTGCAGCCGCCATAAGCAGCATCATCACGTTGCCGTCTTGACACGAGGGGGAGCAGTCGTAGCTATCGGCTACAACCATGAGGAAACGCACGCTGAAGCCATGGCCCTTGGCAAGGTCTGGCCGAATCGCCGTAGAGGTCTCGTCCTCTGGTCTTTCCGTCTTACGAAAGCCGGCAAGTTGGCTATGGCCATGCCCTGCCCAAAGTGCCAGGAGATGTTGATCGAGGCCGGGGTCAAGACAGTGCGCTATAGCGATAGTGATGGTTCCATCAAGACCATGAAGTTGAGGTGAGTGATGGTGTTGAAATTCAAGAGTCTGCGAGGTAAAAGCTTCACCATTGAGTCCACATCGGTCATACTCATCCGCACTGCCTACGAGCACACTTACATTGAGTGGTGGGATGACGATGTGGGCCTTAGGTCTGGTACGGTAACCGAAAGCTTCGCTGAAGTATGCCGGATGATAGGCGGCGAGCCGGCAAAATAAGAACGCGGGTATCTACCGGCCCCTGTACATTCGGTGGGTGGTGGAGGGTGAGCTAGAAGCCTAGTTCGCCCCTAACGGCCCGGGAAGTCCCGGGCCGTTTCTTTTTGCCGAAAAACGATCTGCTATAGACATGTTAGACCATTTCATCTAAGGAGCTGCACATGGCCAACGAGCTTATCCAAATCCAGCAAGACCAGAAGCCCGACAATGGAGTCATCTGGGTCAACCGCTTCGATGAATATGAGGC